GTCGACGCAGCCCATGCTGCCGCAGGCGCTCGCGGTGATGTCGGCCTGGGGCTTTGAGTATAAATCGCGCTGCGTCTGGGCGAAGGACAGGCTCGGCACCGGCTACTGGTTTCGCGACAAATGCGAGATCCTGCTGGTCGGGACAAGAGGCAATGTCCCTGCACCCGCCATGGGCGATCAATGGCCATCGCTGATCGAAGCGCCCGTCGGCGAACATTCGGCAAAGCCGGAAGTCTTCGCCGAAATGATCGAAGCCTATTTCCCCAACCTGCCGAAGATCGAACTGAACCGCCGCGGTCCGCCGCGGCCGGGATGGGACGCGTGGGGGAACGAGGCGGAGCAAGCGAGTCGCGAGGTAGCCGAATGCTCCGCGTGACCTTCGAAATATTGCCGGGCGGCTGCGAGGAAAAGAAGCGCACGATCGGCCTGATGGAGATGGCGCTGATTAAGCTCTATCCGAACGGAACGGCGGATTACGCCGTCGTGATGAAGAAATGCCCGCCCTTTGCGGGTGCGCTGCGCGCCGCCTGGCGCAAGGGGAGTGTGACGTCGGACGGCGAAGCGATCAATCGCGCGCTTGCGGGAGAAGACGAAGAGATGATCGTCGCGCTCGCGGAAGGCCATCACCGCACGCGGCGCGGCTGTTACGACCTTCTCCTGCGTGCGCTGAAGGCCTGCGGCATGGAGGTGCGGCAGTGAGCCAATCGCGCGCGCATAGCCTCGTCGAAAGCGTCGCCAACACGGCGATCGGCTTCGCTCTGTCCATGCTCGCCGTCGCCTATGTCTTTCCGGTGTTCGGGATCGCCATGTCGCTCGGCGAGAATTTCACCGCGACGGCGATCATGACGGTCGTCTCGATCGCGCTGACCTATGCGATCCGGCGGGCGTTCAACGCGCGGGCGCTGAAATCTTTGCATCTGAGGAGAGTAAAATGAGCTTTGAAGCATCCGCATGGGCCTCACAGCAGACGGCAGGGTCTCCTGAGGAAAAACTCGTTTTGATATTGCTCGGCGACATCGCGGGGCCACTTTGCGACTGCTGGCCAGACCCTGATCGCCTCGCGGCCCGCGCTGAAATGTCGCTGGAGCGCCTCAAAGCGATTCTGCTCGCGCTCGCCGCGCGCAAGCTGATCTTTCACGTCGACGGCGCGCGCCTCATGGTCGTTTTGCCGATCAATAAAAAAATGCTCGATATCGTGTCTGACCCGCGGCTGGAGCAGGAGTTTTTCGCCGACGAATTTGCCTGGCGCGATGCGATGCAGCGCGCCGGCATCGAGTGCTGATCACGGTCGGCTGCGCAATGAGCCTCAAGGCGATCACATGGGCGTTCGAACTCGACGATGCGCGGCTGACGCCAGTCGCGAAGCTCGTTCTGCTCGCGATCGCCGACGCCGCGCGGGAGGAGAAAGACTTCGAATGCGACGTGCGCCATGAAACGTTGGCGCGTAAGGCGCACGTCTCCAGCGACACGACGCAGCGGCGCGTCAAGGATCTCTGCGCGCTCGGCTATCTCTACGTCATGAAACGGCGCGGCGACGATGGCTGCAAGATCTCGAACCGATACATCGTTTTACTCAACGAGCGCGCGCGCCTGCACGCGAGCGCGAACGGATGGGATGGTGAGATCAGCGCCCTAGAGAGCGACGATGAAATGGAAACCGCAGATCGTTCGGCAGAACGAACGAATGGATCCGATTCTAATTCATCCAAGCCGCAGGCTGCGGCCTGGTCCAGGCCGCAGGGAGAACGGAACCAAGCCGCAGGGGAGACGGAACCAAGCCGCACTGCTGCGGCTACAGAACAGACTCTAACGGTATTTAACAATCCCCCCCTACCCCCCCTCCGGGGGGAGGGAGAGGGGGAGAAAGCTTCGCTTTCCGGAACAACGAACGGCGAGGCGGAGGCGAACCGTCGACGCTGCGGACGCGGCGAGGCCGACGAAGACGGCGCGCGGCTCACGAGGTGGGAGAAATTCCGCCGCGAATGGCCATGGGACACGACCGAGCTGCCGGAAAAGGCCCGCCGGACGTTCATGGCGCTGTCGAACGACGAGCAGCTCGCCGCTGTGGCCTGCGGCCCGCGCTACATCGAGGATTGCGTCAGGCGCGACCGCAAGATCGCGCACGCCAGGACGTGGCTCGACGGCAAGGGCTGGCAGTCGTGGGAAGCCGAGCGCGCGAAGTCGAAACTCGAAATGAAGCGCGAGCAGCTCGCCGCCGCCAAGGCCAAAACGCACGAGCTACAGCGCCAGAAATACGGCGGGATCGTCGTGCGCAAGGGCACGCCGCAGGCCGCCGCCTGGGCGCGCTACGACGGCGTCGCGTTGGCGTTTCAGCGGGTTGGATTTTGGGAGGCGGCTGTCGTGAAGCCGAGTGAATGGCCGCCCTCCGCCGCGCATGCCGACGCCCCGCGCGACGGTCCGGAGGGCGATCAAGCGAGGGCGTGAGTTGCGGGTTGCGTGCTGCGTTTTTCGATGTCGCGAGCGGTCGGGCTGTCCCGGAGCGAAGCGCAAAAGGATCATCTGGAGAAAACGCGCATGGTCGGCGAAGATGCGGTCAAGGATCAATCCGCAGCGGCAATGAAGCCGCTCAACGAAGCTGGAAAGAGATGGGCCGAGCGCCGGCGCAGCGAGGCGCAGTGGTATGTCGTCGAAGCGAAGGAAGGCAAGGATTTCGATGTCTGCCTGAAGCTCGTTTCGGCCGGCTTCGAGTGCTGGCGCCCGGTCGAAAAAGTCGTCGTGACGCGCCGGGTGATGGTCGAAGGCGTGATGAAGCCCGTGAAGACCGAAAAGAAGATCGCCATCTTCGGTCGCTATGTGTTTTTGAATCACGTCATGTCGAATTTCCTGCGCTCTGCGGTTGTCGATACGCCAGGCGTCGCTGGTTTCGTCTGCATGGCGGGAACGGAAGAGCCGGCGAGCGTGCCGAATGAGCTCGTCGAGTTCTATCGCAAGGGTCTCGCGTCGGTCGGCGGCGAGGATGAGGCACGCTTTGCGCCGACCGACAAGGTGCGCATCGCCGTCGGGCCGGCGACGGGCGTGATCGGCGTGGTGAAGTCGGTTTCCAACATGGCGGCTCGGCTCGAATCGCGTGATGGCGTCTGGAATGGTCCGCTCGTCGTGCCGCTCGATCATCTCGAACTGGTGGAGAAGGGCGTCGGGCGCGTCGCCGCGGCGAAGAAGCGCAAAGCGCCGGCGCATGCGTGAGGCGCGTCTTGTCCACAAGGCGAGGCCAAGCCGCGAAAGGGCTTCGGCGTCAACCCGGTCAACTGATTTTAGTCGCGAGTTGACTCTTTAGCCATGTGAGCCGTATCCCTAAACATATTCGGCGGCGCGTCGATTCTATCGCGACGCGCTACCGCAGAACCGGGCGCCAGGCGCCGGCGGAAAGCCGGAGGTCTCCGAAGGGAAAGCGGGACAGACGCCGAACCATAGGCTCTGGGTCGCCACGCAAATAGACCTGGACGCATCGCGCGGGCGCTATGCTCCGCATCCGAAGCGCGATTGCGTAACTCCGCAGCCAAGGCCCAACGCGCCTGGCGCGAAGTGCGAAGCTTTTCACGACAGACGAATGATCGGGGCGCGCATGTTCGGTGCGGTCGTCGTCAAGGTCGGCTTCGACAAGGACATCTCGAAGCTCTTCGAAAAGGCGGGGCTGAAGTCTCCCTACGCCGTCGCGAAGGCGATCGACGAGGTCGGCAACAAGACCAAGACGCAGGTCACGCGCGCCGTCGCCAAGCAAGCCGGCGTCAAATACGGCAAGGCGAAGGGCGTGATCGTCTCGCGGCAGGCCATGGGCGTTGGCAACGGCGAGTATCAGATTGTCGCGCGGGATGTGACGCTCAGCCTCAAGGAATTCTCGCCCAAGCAGGGGAAGAAAGGCGTATCGGCGCGGCCCTGGGCGAAGCGTCGGGTCTTCCCACACACCTTTCTCGGGCCTGGTGGGCATGTCTACGTGCGCCAAGGCGCGGCGCGGCTGCCGATCAAGAAGCTCTGGGGGCCGAACATCCCCAAGGAGATGGTGAAGGATGAGGCAGAGGCGACTTTCTACCGCGTGAGCCAGGAGATGCTCGGTCCGGCGGTCGAGAAATGGCTGCTGCGACAGATCGGATGACGGGCTCGCGGGTCCTTCCCCATCCCCCTCCGCCTGCGGGCCGCCGCGCCCCGGGATTCCGGCAGTCGCAGTCGTTTCTGAAGCCTAAAAAAGCCCCTAAAAATGGAGGCTAAAGAGTTGTTTTATGCTGCAATCCGCGCAGGTCGTCGGAAAGTCTGAGTTCGCTGCGCTGCGCGGCGTTTCGCCGGGACGCGTTTCGCAGTGGCTGGCGGAAGGAAAGATCAAGCCGGAAGCTCTCGTCGGTGAAGGCCGCAGCGCAAAGATCAACGTCGAGATCGCGACGCGGCACCTCAAGGAAAGCCTGGACCCGAGCCAGCGCTTTGGCCTCAACGGCATCTCCACGAAGCTGGACCTCCTCGAAGAGTCGCCTGCAGATCCAACGCCGTCTTCTGCTCGATCCGCAGCGCCCGCGCCGGCGCGCAGCGAGCCCTTAGAACTCTCTGTCGAAGAGCAGATCAAGCGCGAGAAGCTCCGCCAGGCGCAGCTCGCCACCGCGCGCGCCGAGGAGCAGGACCGCCTCTCGCGCGGCGTCTACATCATCGCCGCCGACGCGCGCGACGACGCCCTCCGCGCCGCCGCGCAACTCGTCGCCTCTTTCGACGGCGCCGTTCCTGATCTCGCCGCCGCGATCGCGGCGAAGTGGCAACTGCCCGCCCGCGACGTGACGCATCTGCTGCGCGCCGAGTTCCGCAAGATCCGCGCCCGCGTCGCCGCTGAGTTTGCCGAGCTCGCCGCCGCAGAGGCGGAAACCGTCGACGATCCGAACGAAACGCCGGCCTCGTGACGATCGCTCTCGCTAATTCGCGGCGGCTCGCCTATCAGGCCTTCGCCGCGGTGATCGAACCGCCGCCGCCCGTCGACTTCGAAGCCTGGGCGACGAAGAACATCAGCTTTACGGACCGCGAGTCGCAGTTCCCCGGCCCGTTCAATCCTGACCTCTTTCCGTTTTTCTCGGAAATCTATCGCGCGCTCGGGCCAGATGATCCGTGCCGCGTCGTCAGCTTCTGCAAATCGGCGCAGCTCGGCGGCACGATCCTCGCCAACGTCTTCACGCTCGGTTCGCAGGACCTCGATCCCTGCGATTTTCTCTATGTCCATCCGACCGAAGACAACGCGCGGCGCTGGTCGAAGCTGAAGCTCGCGGCCATGCTGCGCACGTCGCCGAAACTGCGCGAAATCTTCCCGGAAAAGAGCCGCGACGGCTCGGATTCGGTGCTGTTCAAGGAGCGCGCCGACGGGCGCGGCTCGATCCTCATCTCCGGCGCCAATTCGCCGTCGTCGCTGTCGCAAGTCTCGATGCGCCGCCAGGTGCAGGACGATCTCGCCAAATGGGAGACGAACCCGGCAGGCGATCCTGAAAACCAGGCCGATTCCCGCTCGCGCGGCTTCGAATTCGCGAAGATCTTCAAGATCAGCACGCCGCTGGTGGCGCCGGGCTGCCGCATCACCGCGAATTTCGAGGCGGGCAGTCAGGAATATTACTACGTTCCCTGCCCGCATTGCGGCCACGAGCAGACGCTCGAGGTCGAGAACTTCATCGCCAATATCGACGAGGACGCGCCGGAAAAGAGCTGCTTCTCCTGCGTCGAATGCGGCGGCTTGATTCACGAGCACTACCGCGCCGAGATGATCCGGCGCGGGACATGGCGGGCGCGCAACCCCAAGGCGCTGCGCGAGCACCGCAGCTTTCATCTCTGGTCGGCCTATTCGCGCCTGCAGAGTTTCGAGCGCATCGCCCGCGAATGGCTCGCGGCGCGCGGCTCGCCCGACAAGGAAAAGGTCTTCTACAACGACACGGCGGGCCGCGCCTATCGCGTCAAGGGCGAGGCGCCGCCGTGGGAAGGGCTGCGCGACAGGGCCGAAGCGCTCGGCCATGCGCGCGCGACCATCCCGGCCTCCGGCCTCATCGTCACGATCGGCCTCGACGTGCAGGACGGCTGGCTCGCTTGGCAGGCGGTCGCCTGGACCCGCGACGGACGCCGGCACGTCATCGATTATCGCCGCATCGACGGGGCGATCACCGATGAGGCGACGCACAAAAAGCTCGACGATCTGCTCGCCTCGAAATGGCGACATGAATCTGGCCGCATGATCGGCGTCGACAGTCTCGGGATCGACGGCAACGCCTGGACCGAGTCGGTTTGGGAATGGGCTAAGCGCCATCCCGTCTCGAAAGTGGTGATGCTGCGCGGCGTCGACGGCGACGACAAGCCGCTCATCGCTCGGGTGAAGAAAGAGCGCAACCGTCGAACTGGCAAGCTCCTGAAATATTCGAGCCGCTTCTACAATTTTGCGACCTCGATCCTGAAATGGTCGCTCTACCGGCAATTGCCGATCGACGATCCGTTGAAGCGCGGCTTCGTCGGCCTGCCGGGCGGCATGGGCGACGATTATTTCAAGGAACTGACGGCCGAGCGCCGCGTCGAGAAAAAGAACAAGGCGGGATTCGGCCGCTACGAGTGGGTCAAGGACAGCGATCAGCGCAATGAAGCGCTGGACACCATGTGCCAGGCGGAAGCGGTCGCGATCAAATTCGGCGTGCGCGACATGCCGCCGGCGGCCTGGGATCGATACGAATCCGAGCGCGGCGGCCCGCTCCAGGAAGAGCAGCTCGATCTCGAAATGGATGGCGCCGGCGCTACTGCACAGCCGTCTGCGAACAAGCCGCCCGCGCGGCCGCAAAGTTCGTTCGCGGGCCTCGCCCGCGCCTTCACCGGAAGCAAGCAATGACCGATCTTGCGACGCTGCAGGCGCGCCTCGCCGAGGCCGAGGCCGCCTATCACAAGATGATGATCGGCAAGCTCGTCGTCGAGATCCGTCACGGTCTCGGCGAGGCCATGCGCTTCAACAAACCCGAAGCGCTTCTCGCCTATATCAACGATCTCAAGGGTCAGATCGCGACGCTCACCGGCGTCGCCGGCGGTCGGATCCGCGCGCGGCGCGTCGCCTTCTAAATGACTCTTCCCGTTCTCCTCGGCCCCGACGCGCGTCCGATCGCCTCCGCGCCGCTTAAGCGCCCCCGCGCCGGCGCCTATGCGCGCGCCTATCACGGCGCGTCGCTGTCCGATCCAGATCTCTCGACCTGGTCGACGCGCAATCCCTCGCCGCAGGCGGCTATCGCCTCCGACCGCGACAATCTCGCCGCGCGCATCCATGATCTTGCGCGCAATGACGGCTGGGCGTCGGGCGGCGTCGCCCGCATCGTCGATTCGATCATCGGCTCCGGCTGGCGTCTCGCCTCGAAACCGAACGCTAAGGCGCTGGGGATTACCGACGACGCGGCGTTCGAGCTCGCCGATCAGTTCGAAGCGCATTGGAAGATCTGGGCCGATGACGTCGACGCGAGTTGCGACGCGTCCGGCAGGCTCAATTTCGGCGGGCTGCTCGCGCTCGGCTTTCGTCACCGCATCTGGGACGGCGAAGCCATCGCGCATCTCGACTGGATCGAGCGCAGCTACGCCTATTCAACCGCGGTGCAGGTCATTCACCCCGACCGCCTGTCGAATCCCAACGGCTCCGCCGACACGACCTATCTGCGCAGCGGCGTCGCGCTCGATCGCCGCGGTGCGCCGCAGGGCTACTGGTTTCGCGCGTCGCACCCGGGCGAGGCCGCGCTCAACGACATCCGCGACTATCGCTGGGAATATGTCGCGCGGCGCACGGATTGGGGTCGTCCGCAGGTCGTGCACGCCTTTGAGCCGGAAGCTGCGGGACAGTTTCGCGGCGTCTCGCCGCTCGCGCCGATCCTGAAGAAGATCCGCATGATCGGCCGCTATGACGAAGCGGAGTTGCAGGCGGCGATCCTGAACGCGGTGCTGGCTGCCTTCGTGACGTCTCCCTTTGATCACGAGCAGCTCGCCGCCGCGATGGGCGAAGGCGACGTCACGATGATTTCCGCCTATCAGCAATGCAGAATCGACGCACATAAGGAAATGCCGATCTCTCTGCCCGGCGTGAAGGTGAACTTCCTGTCGCCGGGCGAGGACGTCAAGCTCACCAACCCCAACCATCCGAACAGCGTCTTTGAGGCCTATGAGCGCGCCGTGCTGCGCAATATCGCGACGGCGATCGGCGTCTCCTATGAGCAGCTGTCGATGGATTGGAGCCAGGTCAATTATTCGTCAGCGCGCGCCGCGCTGATCGAGATCTGGCGCGGCTTCACGGCGCGCAAGGACAATTTCGCCTTTCAATACGCCCAGCCGATCTATGCGGCGGTGCTCGAGGAGGCGATCGACAAGGGCGACATCCGTCTGCCGCCCGGCGCTCCGAGTTTTTACGAGGCGAAGACCGCCTATTGCCAGGCCGACTGGATCGGACCGGGCCGCGGATGGGTCGATCCCTACAAGGAAGCGCAGGCGGCCGAGAAGCGCCTGCAGATTGGCGTCTCGACCGACGAGCGCGAGGCGGCGGAGCAAGGCATGGACTGGAAGGAAAATCTGGTCCAGCAGGCGCGCGAAGCCCGCGAGCGCGATCGTCTCGGATTGCCGCAGCGCGTGTTCGGCGCCGGCGGCGCGACGGCGGCCGAGCCAGACTCAGACGATAAGGATGAGAGCGCCGCTGCATGACGATTTTGCTGCCCGAGATCGCCGCGCGCCTGTTCGATCCCGCGCGCCTTTGCGTCGACGAAGCGAAAGCGGCAGCGATCGTAGAGGCGTTGGGCCCGCGTATTTTCGGCGCCGCGGAAATTGTCTTTATCGGCGCGGAGGCGATCGATCATCACGCCTTTCAAGGAGGGCGTCCGTCTGCTGGTCGTCTCGGCGACCGCACCGGCCGCTCTTACGATCGCACTGAAACGCCCGTCTACGACATGGTCGGCAATGTCGCCGTCATTCCGATCGAAGGCACGCTGGTTCACAAGGGGAATTATGTCGGCGCGTCGAGTGGCCGAACCTCATATCAGGGTCTGCAGGCGCAAATCGTCCGCGCAGCGCGCGATCCAAAAGTGCGTGGCGTCGTTTTCGAGGTCGACTCGTATGGCGGCGAGGCCGCCGGGCTTATGGAGACTTCGGAGATGCTAGCCAAGCTCTCCGCCGAGAAGCCGACGCTGGCGCTGCTGACGGATCATGCGCTTTCGGCCGGCTACGCGCTGGCGAGCGCCGCGCGTCAGATCATCATGCCGGAGCATGGATCAATCGGCTCGATCGGCGCGATTTCCCTGCACGCGGACTATTCGAAAGCACTCGAAAAAGATGGCGTCAAAGTCACAGTGCTACGCGCCGGCAAGCGAAAGGCCGAGGGCAACCCCTACGAAGCGCTGAGCGAGCAGGCGTCTGCCGCCATCATTCAGGATCTCGAGCGGATCCGCGAAACCTTTGCGGCGTCGGTTGGTAGAAATCGTGGCGCGCGCTTCACCGCGAAACAGGCGATGACGACAGAGGCCGCATCTTTCGATGGCCGCGACGCCGTCGCGATGGGGATGGCCGACGCCTTCGGCCACGTCAATGAGGCGTTCGATCTCTTCGTTCGCGAAATGGCCCGTTAGGCCGACAATCGGAGACACTGGAAATGAGCAACAGTTCACTGGTTTCGAGCGTGCTCGCGGCCAAGGAGCCGACCAAAACCTATTCGCAGGCGGAATATGACGCCGGCGTTTCTGCGGCCCGCGCTGCTGGACATGTCGAAGGGGAAACAGCCGGCAAGGCCGAGGGCGTCAAGGAAGGCGCGTCGGCGGAGCGCAAGCGCATCGCCGCCATTCTCGACGATGACAAGGCCAAAGGCCGCGAGTCCCTCGCGCGCCACTTCGCCTTCGAAACCGATCAGTCGGCCGAACAGGCGCTCGCCGCATTGGAGAAAGCGCCGGCCGAGGCCGCGAAGGAAGCACTCTCGCCGCTCGCCAAAGCGATGTCCGAACAGCGACGGCCCGATCTCGGGCCCGGCGGCGAGAAAGCGCCGCGTGACGCCAGTCACGGTTGGGATTCCGTCGTCGCCAAAGCGAACGCGCGGTTTCGCGTCTGATCTTCGCGAGTCCGGTGACGGGCCGCGCAACCGCCAACACATAGGAGATTTCCATGGCGGCATTGACCGAAGCCCGTCACGCGGGCGAATTCATCATGAACGAAGGCGACGGCCACTACAGCCGCGAAAAAATCACCATTCTCTCCGGGGAGGGCGTGCTGCGCGCCGGCCACGTGCTCGGCAAGGTGCTGGCCGACAAAGGCGCGGTGACGGTCGGCAATCCGGCCTTCACGGGCACAGGCAATGGCGTGCTGACGAAGGCGACGCCTGCCTATGGCGCCGGGGTGCAGGAAGGCACCTATAAGGTCCGGCTGATCGAGGCTGGAGCCGACGCTGGTCAGTTCGAAGTCGTCCGCCCCGACGGCACGATCGACGGTCATGCATCGGTCGGCGTCGCCTATGACGGCCAGGTGAAGTTCACCATCGCCGACGGCTCGACGGATTTCTCCGCCGCCGCGCAATTCACGCTCGCCATCACTATCGCGGACCCGACCGGCGTCGGCAAATATCGCAGCGCCGATCCGACGAACACGGACGGCTCCGAGGTCGCCGCGGCGATCCTGCTCAATGGCGTCGACGCCACTTCGGCCGACGCGATCGATGTCGGCATCGTCCGGCACGCCGAGGTGAACGGCAATCTGCTCACCTATGACGCCGCCGTCGACGACGCGCCGAAGAAGGCGACGAAAATCGCCGAGCTCGCCGCCGTCGGCGTCATCGTTCGCTAACCCGCGTCCAACAGACGCAATCAGGAGATACGCAAATGTTGGACGTCTTCAAAGGCGACGCTTTCAGCATTACTTCGCTTACCGATGCGATCAATAAGCTGAAATTCGTTCCCGGCCGGCTTTCCGCGTCTGGGCTTTTCATCAACTCCGCAATCTCGACGACGACCGTGTCGATCGAGGAAAAAGACGGCGTGCTGAAGCTCGTGGCGCCGTCGCCGCGCGGCGCGCCGGGCGAAACGATGGACAAGGCGAAGCGCACCATGCGCTCGCTCGTCGTGCCGCATTTCGAGATCAATGACGCGGTGTATGCGGAAGAGGTCCAGAACGTGCGCCCGTTCGGCGACGAAAGCGGCCTCGAAACGGTCCAGATGAAAATCATGGAGCGCATGGCCGAAGCGGGCGCATCTCTGATGATGACGCTTGAGCACGCCCGCGTCGGCGCCGTCATCGGCGTCATCACCTATGCGGACGCTTCGACGCTGAACCTGTTCACCGAATTCGGCGTTTCGCAGGAGGGCGAGATCGACTTCGATCTCGACAACGCCACGCCAGCCGCGGGCGCGCTGCGCAAGAAATGCGCCGGCGTCTATCGGCAGGTCGCCGGCATTCTCGACGGCGTCCCGTTCTCCGGCCTGCGCGCGTTCTGCGGCGATAACTTCTTCGACGATCTCCTCGCCCACACCGAAGTTCGCGCGACCTACGACGGGTGGTCTGAAGCGAAGATCCTGCGCGAAGGCTATATCGAGGCGAATGGCCAGTCCTATGGCGCCTTCGAGTTCGGCGGCATCGTCTGGGAGAATTATCGCGGCTCCTATGGCGGCACGCCGTTCGTCAACGCAGACAAATGCCACATCTTCCCGGAAGGCGTGCCTGGCCTATTCAGGACCGTGTTCGCGCCGGCGGACTATGTCGAGACCGTCAACACGCTCGGTCGGCCGATGTATTCCAAGCAGTATGAGATGAAGAACGGCAAGGGCGTAAATCTCGACACACAGATGAACGCCCTCAATTACTGCACGCGTCCGAAGTCGCTCATCAAGGGCAAGCGCACCTAAACAGGGGCGCGCTTACCATGTCGCGCTTCTCAGACGAATGGGCGGCGGCCGCGTCGAACATCGATGATTGCTTCGGCGCGGACTTCCTCTTTCATCCGATGGCGCAGGTCGGCGGCCGGCTCGTCGCAGATCCGGATCGCGCGCAAGTCGCGCTCGTCGCGGCGCTGACCGAGTCGGCGCAGTTGTTCGATCCGATCGGCGAGCGCAACGCCTCCGGCATGTCCAAGGGCGTCGCCTCTCAGCATGGCGCGAGCGAAGCGCAGATCGACGTCGCCGCTGCGGCGCTGCCCTATCGGGCGCGCGCCAAGGACCGCTTCATCCGCGTCTCTGACGGCGCGGTCTATGAAGTCTCCGGCGTGCTTGAGGACGGCCTCGCCCGCGTCAAGCTGCGCGTCGTGAGACTGGGGGTCCAATGACTCTTTGCTCGCTCGCTCTGGGTGATTGCTTCTTGGCGCTCGAAACATCGGCGCCATACTCCAGCCGCTCGCGAGAGTCATGAGCGCGTTCGGCCGTTCCTTTCTGCGTCTTGCCGCCTGCGCGGCGCTGCGCAACATGACGCTGGTCGGCGAGCAGGTGTTCGACTCGCGCATCGCCGCGCTCGATCCTGAAACCTTCATGCCGAATCTTGCCGACGTCGCGGGCTCGATCGGCGTCTATACCGAGCAGGATTCCGGCGAGGCGCTGTCCTCGGCTAATGGCGGCCCGCCCTTCCGGCCCGAAATTGAGCTTGTGCTCGAGATCGCCATGCAAGGCCTGTTCAAGTCGGAAAACGACGAGGCCTATGTCGTCGATGCGCCGCTGACCGACGATCACCTCGAAATGACGCTCGACGTGATCGAAGGCCAGGCGGAGCTCGCCCTGTTTCGGCGCGTCGAGCCGGCGAGCGTCGCCTTTCGGCTGCTGACCAAGCAGACGTCGAAAAAGACAGCGATCCGCTTCACCGATCCGAAGTCCTCGGCGAAATTCGCGCTGCGCTACGTCACCTATTCGATAGAGATCGCCGATCCTGAAATCCCGATCTTCGACGCTTCGCTGTCGGGCCTCGATCGACTGCCGGAGCCATGGAAGAGCGTCGCGCTTGCCTGGCCGAGCGACTCGCCCGAGCGCGAAAAGGCCGCGCGTCTCGCAGATCTCCTGACCGCGCCGGCGCGGCCCGCCTTCGAGGAGATGGTCGCGACTATTCCGCCGCCGCCGCAGGTTCCGCCATCCGAACATCCTGACGATCCTCAGATCGCGACCTGGAATATCCCGCAGTGATTTGCGCTCTCGCTCCGAACCAGTTCGACCGCTCGCGCGAAGTGGAGACAAAATGACCGGCAAGATTTTCGTCAAGCCCGCCGTCGACGACGCGCTCGTGCGCCAGGCCGATCGCGACATGCGCCCCCTGCCGCCGGAAGGCGCGTGGGTCGAGGATTCACTGCTCTGGCGGCGCCTCATCCTCACCGGCGATGTCGTCGAGGCTGAGCCCGCCGCAGACAAGGCCGCCGATCCCCGCGGCCTCGCCGATGAAATGAACGCCTATGCCGATGGGCTGAAAGCCGCTGCCGAGTCGTCAATGCTGGCGCCTCCTGCTCCCGCTGACGAGGGGATGGAAACCACGGCGGTCGGTCAGAAAGACTCTTCGCCTCGCGCGCGCCGAACCGCCGCCGCTGAATAATCTTCCCGCGCTACTGAAGGACCAGACCCATGGGCGTCGCCTTTAATCAGATCCCCACCAATTTGAGGCCCCCGCTCTTCTATGCGGAGGTCAACAGCGGGCTTTCCTTCTTCGCCGGCAATTCCAAGCATCTCGTCATCGGCCAGAAGCTGTCCGGCGGCGCCGCGGCGGCGGATGTCCCGCAGATCGTGCAGATCGACGACATCGAGGCGCGCTTCGGCGCCGGCTCGATGCTGGTCGACATGATCCGCGTCGCCAAGAAGAACAATCAGATCGGCGAGCTGTGGGCTTTGCCGCTCGCAGATCCTTCCGGCGCCGCCGCCGTCTGGACCGCGACGATCGCCGGCACGCTGACGCCTGGCGTCGCCGTCCTCTACATCGCCGGGCGCAGGGTGACGGTCAGCGTCACCGCCGCCGACACGGTGACGACCGTCGCCGCCGCGCTCGCCGCCGCGATCAACGCCGGCTGGGTCGATCTCGACGGCCAGACCTATCTGCATCCGGTCTCGGCGACCTCGGCGCTCGGGGTCGTCACGCTGACGGCGCGCCACGTCGGTCTCGTCGGCAATACGATCGGCGTCGAAAAGGACCGGATCGGCGACGAGGGCCCGAACGCCGCGCTGATCACCATCGCGGCGACGACGCCAGGTTCCGGCACGCCGACGCTGACCGCCGGCCTCGCCGCCTGCGGCGCGACCGAATTCGACATGATCTCCTTCCCCTACGCCGACGCGACCTCGCTCAATGCGATGCGCGATTTCCTCGGCGCGCGGTGGGAGCCGCTGCAGGGTCTTTATGGCGGCGCGTTCACCGCGAATTCCGGCAATCTCTCGGCGCAATCGACGCTCGGCAACGCCCGCAACGATCCCAACACCCATATCATGGGCTATAACGGCTCGCCGACGCCGACATGGATCTGGGCGGCGGCGATCGGCGCGCAGGTGCAGGCGCACAAGAATCTCGGCGCTGACCTCTCGCAGGCCGGCGAGATTTCGCGGCCGATGCATTCGCTGATCCTCAAGGAGGTCATGCCGCCGAAAAGCATCGCGCATCTCTGGACGACGCCCGACTTCCAGACGCTCTATTATGACGGGATCTCCGGCTATCACGTCACGCCGGACGGCCAGGTGGCGATCAATCGGCTGATCTCGACCTATCAGCTCAACGCCTGGGGCTCGCCGGACGCGACATGGCTCGACGTCGAGACGCGCTACCAGACCGCCTATGCGCTGCGCTATCTCAAGCAGGTCGTCACCTCGGTCTATGCGCGCGTCGCGCTGATTCCGGACAATCCGGGCAATCTGCAGGGCTTCACGACGCCGACCGACATCAAGTCGACGGTCATCCACGCCTATTCGCGCCTCGTCGACGCCGGCGTGATGAAGAACAAGCAGCTCTTCGCCGACAATCTCGTCGTCGAACAGGCGAGCGATCCCAACCGGGTCAACGTCTATCTGCCGCTCGACGTGGCGAACCAGCTCAGGATCTTCGCGGGCAACGCCACGACGTTCCTCAACGCGGCGAATATCTAGGTGCAAAAATGAAAAAAGAGCGCATTTCCGAGCCACCCAGCGATCATAACGATACGACGAGACAGTGCTGGCGGCTGGCATGTCTATGCTGGCGTCTCGCAATTTCTTTGTCGCTGAGGGTTCTGGCTGGTCTGTCGATCTTGGCAGAGAGATTCACCGCTCTATAGCGCGACCTCCATATCGCGCGATAAAGCAGCTTCCTCTTCGCACCATGAAAAAGGAATTTGAGCCATGAGCCACCAGGCAGGCGGCCGCACGCGCGTCACCATCGACGGCGTCAGCTATATTCCGCGCACGGCGCCGGTGATCCGGCCTGCGCGGCAGGAGAACACAGTCTATCCCAACCACGACCAAAGCGTCGGCTTCGGGACGATGAACAAGCCGGCGACGGCGGAATTCACCTTCGACGTCGGCCCGAAAGAGATCGATCGCTTCAACGAAGCCTTCATGCGCGATTTCCACAACGTCACCGTGCTGGAGATCGATCGCGGCGTGCTGCATCAATTCTCGAACGCCAAGGTGATCGGCGAGCCAGCCATCAATTTCGAGACGGGCGAGGTCTCCGGTCTCTCGATTTCGACAGACGCCTATCTGCGGACCAAGCAGTAGTTCGTTATCGCATTCGCGGTCGGGCCGGCCCGGAGCGAATGGGTATAAGCGGGGCAATAATGCCAAAAACCATCCAGCTTTCATCGCCCATCGCCGGGCCGAACGGCGTGAAGATCACGTCGATCACGCTGCGCGATCCAATCTACGGCGAACTCTTCGAGATCGGCGCGCCGTCGACATATGTCTATGTGAAGGGCGGCGGCGCGTTCGAACAGATCGCTGATTCCGTCGTTCAAGCGTGGATCGAGAAGCTCGCGGATTGCGACCCGAATTTCATGGAATTCCTCAATCTTCGCGATGCGATGGCCCTGCGTGAGGCTGTGCTGGATTTTTTCCAAGAGGCGATGGCGCCGCTCAAGCAACAGAATCAATCGACGCCATCGCCAGAGTCCTCATCTTCCGCTTCGGCTTAGACGTCTGGTCGGTCGAATCAATGACGCTGGCGCGTCTGCAATTCTGGACGACGCAGGCGATAAAGTTTCTCGACGATGTGAAGCGCCGTCGATAGCAGCTCCGGAGGAATCGCATGGCCACCAAGACGATCGAGACGCGCGCCGTCATCTCGGCGCAGGACAGGACCGGCAATACATTCGCCGCCGTCGCGCAGAAGCTGCGCGGGCTGGAGCAGAACGCCGCCTCGGCGTCGCGCCGCATGGACAGCGTCGCGCGCGGCATGTCGGCCGTCGGGCGCTCTGCGCAGCTGCACGCGAGCATCGCGCAGCGCATGTCGGCGGGATGGGGCATTCCCCTTGCTGGCGCTGCGGTCGGCTCAAAGGTCTCCGCCATCAATCAGAAAATGGCGAGCATTCGCTCGGGCCTTTCCGATTTCGCTGCCGCCGCAGCGCCGGGAACCGCCGGCATGATGCTCGGCATGGGCGGCGCGGCTGTCTCCGGCCTCGCGCTCGGCGGCGCGACGGCCTATGGCGTTCGCCAGGCGATCTCTTTCGACAAGGCGATGGCCGACGTCAAAAAGAAGGTCAATCTCGAAGCCGGCGCGACATGGGCCGATGTCGAGGCGATGATCGGCAAGGTGGCGCGCAAGGTCGGCATTTCGCGCGAAGAGATGGCGGCGCTCGCCGCGCAAGCCGGCCAATCCGGCATCGCCTATAAGGACCTTTCCGAATTCATGATGCTGGCCGCGAAGGCCTCGACGGCCTGGGACATCGGCGCGAAAGAGGCGGCGCAGACCCTCGCCGAAATCAAGGCGCAGACCGGCTGGACCAACAAGGAGCTTGAGACTTACGCCAACAAGGTGAATTACCTCGGCGACATCTCCGCCGCCGCCGAAAAAGACATCTCGGCGATGTGGGCGAAGACCAGCGCCGGCGCGAAAGAAGCCGGCGTCGCCTATGACGATGCGATGATCGCGCTGACCGCGATGCGTTCGGTCGGCATGCAGGAAGACGTCTCGTCGCGCGCCTTCGGGCAATTGTCCTCGCGTCTGCGCACGGCGTCGGCGCAAAAGGGCGCGCCGGACGCGCTCAAGAAGCTGGGACTGTCGGCGACGGGCGTCGAAGCCGGCATGAAGAAAGACGCGATGGGCACGATCTTTAACGTGCTCGAGCGGTTGGGAAAGAGCAGGGATGCGGTGAGCGTCGCCGTTGGTCTCGGCGGCAAGGAATGGTGGGACGAATTCCTGCGCATCAAATCGGCGCTGCCGGAAATGAAGCGGCTGAAAACCGCTCTGTCCGGCGGCGGGGCCGAGGGCTCGCTCTCCAAGAGCCTCGCCGTCGATCTCGAAACGACGTCCAAACATCTTGAGCGGTTCGGCGCGCTGACGTCTGAGGTCGGCGACAGGCTGACGCGCTGGGCGCTGCCGTCGATTAATGCGCAGCTCGAAAAGACGCTCAAAGCGTTCGAGACGGCGAAAGAGACGGGCTTCCTTGCCGGCGCAGACGGCAAGCCGATCGAGCGGCTTCAGGAGAAGTCGCCTGTGCCCTTTGGCGCGAAGAACCGCGCGCTGTTTTTGAACGGCGTCAATGATCAGGGCGCGCCCGCGCCCTCGCTCTGGTCGAGATTTGTCGACAACAGCCGGCCGCAGATCAATATGCAGCTCGGGTCGGATCTCGGCGAGAGCGCCGTTCCAAAGAGCGCAATGACGGGGTTTCCGTCGATCCCTTCCGGGTCGAACAAGTTCGGATTTGGCGCGAGCGGCGTCAGCGATCTTTGGAGCAGTCTCGACTCGCTTGTCTATCGCTCGCTCGCCCGCGCCGGGCAGCACGGCAAGATCGAAGCGGAATTGAAGGGCGACGCGGTGATCTCGAACAGGGTCATCATCGAGCCGTCGCCTGACTTCCTGGCGCGCATCGAGCAGCGCGTCGATGCGCGGGGCGCACTGCGCTCGGATGTCGGCGTGACGATGCGGCAAGATTAAGCTTTCGCGGTGGCGATTTCTCGCACGGTCACGCTTGAAACAAGGCTGCTGTTTGGTCAGCACGGAACTGGCGGCTCATCGTCGAGCGCGACGGCGGGGCAGTCTTCAGAATTTGGCGCGGACATAGCGGCTCTGCGCGAGACTGACGATGCGCCGAATTTCGTGCAGGATTTGCACGAAAGTCGCGGCGGCGACCGGCTCTCGCCAATTGGACATGATCGCGCGACGCCTACGGATCTTCAGCGTCCGCCGTCGCATCGACGCGGCCATGAAGGTCCGACGACGCCAAAAGCGCCGGCCTCCGCGCCGACGCCATCTCGAACCGCGCCGGGCGCTCCGGCGAAGCCTTCTTCTGCTCGCTCCGAAACGGTTCGACCGCTCGCAGAAAACCGCTCAAGCGTCGGCCCACATGATTTTGCGCGCGGCGTCTCCGGACGCCTGCCGGACACGCCGACCTCCCGTGATGTCGGCCCGCATGATTTCGCCCGCGGCCTGGCGCCGCGCAGCGCCGTCCCGGTTCCACCGCATGCAGCTTCCTCTGCTGCTCGCTCTGCGCCAGCGCAACCGCTTGCGGGCGACTCGGCAAGCGGTCGGGCTGGCCCGGAGCGAGCCGCTGGGAGTGCGCGCAACAGGATCATGCATCGCGGCGCCGCCTTCGCGCCGCCTACCGGAACGCCGGCGCAATGGGAAGCGGCCGCCGCGCAGCGTCGGCGCGACTTCGCTCAGCAGATGGCGTCGCGCATGCCGGGGCGCGCGCCGCTCGCGCGCCGCGCGAGGCCAAACGAATATTTCACCGGCGAGAACGCCCGCGCGTTGAGAGAAAGCGCTGGACGCCTCGGCATGCCGCCGGAGCATCTGGCGCAGATCATCGCCCATGAAACGATCGGCTCTTTCAGCCCGAAGAAATGGGGCGGCAGGGGCGGCCGCTATATGGGTCTGATCCAGTTCGGGCCGCGCGAGCGGCGCGAATATGGCGTGCATGACCGGCAGACGTTCCGCGAGCAGCTCGGCTCCGCGGAGCGCTTTCTGCTCGGTCGCGGCTACAGGCCCGGCATGGGCCAGCTCGACGCCTATTCGACGGTGCTTGCCGGCCGACCCGGCCTCTATCGCGCGCGCGACAGAAACGGCAGCGTCGCGCAGCATGTCGAGCGCATGCGGCGCATCTGGGGCCCGCAGGTCGAGCGCTTTCTCGCGTCGGGCTCTACCGGCGCCTCGCCGCGGGCCGTCGCGGGCGGCGCAACGCCGCAGGGGACGGCTCCGCAAACGTCGACGGCGGGGAGGTAGCAATGCGCAGATTGGCCCTGTCACGGCCGCGCCGGCTTCTGGCGCGCGTCCTCTCGCTTTTCGTTCGCCTCGGCGTTCCCGGCGCCGCGCAGCTCTATTTCCGCGTCGCGCTCGGCCCCTGCGACCTCACGGTCGCGCCGATCAAATGGAATGACGACTGATGGCGCGTAGCTGGCTCTGGCCAAAGGCGAATTTCGACGGCGCGTCCTTCTATGTCGACGCCTCGGAGCTGCAGCGCGGCCGCCGACTCGTCATTCATGAATATCCCGGCTCCGAGCGCCATGACGTCGAGGACATGGGCCGCAAGGCCGGCCGGATCGAACTCACCGCCTATTTCGTCTCCGAAACCGCCGATACGGACTCCGCCGCGCTGCGCGCCCGCATCGAACAGGGCGGCGCCGGCATGCTGGTCATCCCGATGTTCGGCGCGCTGCGCGTGCGGGCGATCGAGGGGCGGCCGGTCTGGAACCGGCAGGCGCTCAATTATGTCGGCTTT